AGGGCCTTCAAAACAGGCTTCCTGCCTATAACATCACAAAAGCCAATGTATGGCGACTTTACAGGCGCCAAAGATTTCACGGATTCACGAAACGCGATACAAGCTGCAGAGCGTGAATTCCTGAAACTCAAGCCCGAAATTCGGGCAAGATTCAAAAACGATGTATCAAAAATGCTCGGCTTCTTAGAAGACGAGAAAAATTATGAGGAAGGCGTAAAACTCGGCCTTCTCGAAAAACGTAAAACGGTAAATCCGGATAAACAACCACCGGAAGGAAACCCCCCAAAAACAGAGCCGACCGCGTAGGTCGGCAATACTTGGACAGTTAACCTCCTTGATGTTAACTGTCCAAGTGACACTAAAAAAAAAGGAAAGGACAAAAAAATGAACATTATGGATCCGAGAAATCCAAGCGTTATGAGACACGATTTCTCAAAAGTACCTCACGCTGATATAGAGCGTTCTATGTTTCGGCGTCCAAGTTCTCATAAAACGACAATAAACGCCGGTTTTTTATACCCGGTATTTGTCGATGAAGTATTACCGGGTGACACGTTCGATATGAACATGTCAGTAGTCTGCAGAATGAATACGCCAATTTATCCGATTATGGATAATATGATACTGGACGTTCATTTCTTCTTTGTTCCAAACCGTCTGGTCTGGCAAGACTGGACACATTTCATGGGTCAAAAAGATAACCCGGATGATGTAACAGAATATTCGGTACCTCAGATTGAATTCACAGAAGAGGTCATAGAGTTAAGTCTCGCGGATTATATGGGAATTCCTCCCATTGCAGACCTCGGAGAGGAAACTCTCAGCGTGAATGCTCTACCGTTTAGAGCATATAATCTGATATTCAAAGAATGGTATCGAGACCAAAATTTACAAGACTCACCAGAACAAAATCGCGGTGCCGGTCCGGATAGTCCTGCAGATTACGATATTTTGACAAGATGCAAAAGACACGATTACTTTACGGCGTGTCTGCCATGGCCTCAAAAGGGAGAGGGCGTGGAAATGCCTCTCGGAGAATATGCTCCTATAGTTGCAAGAAATACATTGCGTGAGCATGACGATTCGGAACCGGGTATGGCGATGTGGAACATCGCAGATGGTGAACCTCCGTCAGTAAGTCGCTCTCTGGCGATCGGAAATACTTCCGGTACAATAAAGAATGTCGATGCAGCAATAACATTGGGTAGCCAGATATATGGTCCGGCCAATCTATATGCAGATTTGGCACAAGCCGAGGCGGTAACCATTAACTCAATGCGTGAAGCATTTCAATTACAAAGATTACTGGAAAGAGACGCAAGGTCCGGAACACGTTATACTGAAATACTGCTGGCACATTTCGGCGTATCATCACCGGACGCAAGATTACAGCGTCCTGAGTATCTCGGCGGAGGTAGCGTACCGGTAAATATTCATTCGGTTCCACAAACATCAGTAACGTCGGGAACAAGTCCTACGGGAAAGCTGGCGGCATATGGTATTGCATCAGATAGTGGTATAGGCTTTTCTAAAGCCTTCGTTGAACACGGTTATATATTGGGAATAGCCAGTATAAGAGCCGACCTTACATATCAGCAAGGGCTTAATAAAATGTGGTCCAGGCTGACAAAGTATGATTTCTACTGGCCAGCGTTGGCGCACCTGGGAGAGCAGGCGGTATTGCTCAAAGAATTATATTTAACGGGGAACCCGGATGAAACACATGATAATAAGGTATTCGGATATCAAGAGAGATGGGCTGAATATCGGTATGCGCAAAGTAAGATTTCGGGTGTTCTTCGTAGTTCGCATGCCGCAAGTCTGGACGTATGGCATTTGTCGCAAGAGTTTACGTCTGCTCCTGTGCTTGGCAATACGTTCATTAAAGAGACTCCTCCGATAGACCGGGTGGTGGCAGTACCATCACAACCTCATTTCATTATGGACGCGTTCTTCGATTTAAAATGTGCACGGCCGATGCCGTTGTATAGCGTCCCGGGGCTTATAGACCATTTCTAAGAAAGTAGGTGTTTCATGGGTATATGGGACGGATTCGCGGGCGGTATAGCCAGCGGTGGCTTAGGCTTAGTTGGTGGCTTAGTAGGTGGCCACATGGAACAAAGTGCAGCGTCAAAAAGTGCAGAAATGTCAATGGCTATGAATGAGCAAAATTTAAAGTTCCAAAGAGAGATGGCACAAAATGCTCATCAGTATGAGGTCAAAGATTTACTCGCGGCAGGGTTAAACCCGATATTGAGCGCAAATAAAGGTGCAAGTGCGTCGGGTGGAAGTCAGATTCCAATACCTCAGCTAAAAAGTGGATTCAATGCCTCAACAGCCGTTGAAGTGGCAAGAGTTGCACAGGATATAGGCGAGTCAATGGCAAGGATTGAATTGACAAAAGAGAAAACAGCAACAGAAAAAGGTACTCCGGCCAATGTTACTGGCCATGCAATAGAGTACGGAAAGGAGAAGTTTAAAGAACTTCAGAATAGAATAAGTCAGCGTTCGGAACCAAATAGCGCAAAGACTCAAAGCAACCAAAGTGATTTCAGATTTGAAAATCCAAAAGAGCCGTTATTCGGTCCAACAATTCACAATGCAAAAAAGGCGAACGATTTAAAAAAGAGTTCTGCCAGTAAAGAAAGCGAGGTAGAAGACATAGTAGATGGAGCATTGCGTAAGATGAGAATGTCACCGGCGTCCAAAGAGGACATAAAGAAAACCTATAAAAATGATTGGCACAGATAGGGAGATAAAAAAAATGTGGCACAAAACAATAATTAATTTAATCGTGTACCTTTTGACATGCGTCATAAAGGACGAAAATAAAAACGGAATCCCGGATATATTCGAGAGGAAAACAAAAGATGAAACAGTATCGGAAAAAAATGTCGAGTAAGCACTCGAAAAAAGACTTCACAAAAAAAGGCTCCTACGTTAACGGCAAGAATGCTCGGGCCGTAGTGAGCCGTGGCGGTTATCGCCTATAAAATAAAAATCCCTTTCCCTTCGAAATAGTTGGGAAAGGGGTTTTTTCATAAAAATAGTAATTTTTTTGCTCTTTAAAAACATGCCAACAGCGTTATCGTTGGCGTGATTTTTGATAAAAAAAAATATTCTTAAGGGTGTACCATGACTTGCATGTATCCATTGACAGCGTATCAAAATATTATAGATGGCGAAAAAAATATATCATTTAAAAAAATAGACGGCCATCAAAACAACATACTAACAATAGCGTGTGGTCAATGTATAGAGTGTAGAATAGCAAGGTCAAAATCATGGGCACTTAGAATAATGCATGAAGCTCAATTATACGAAGACAATTGCTTCGTCACATTAACATATAATGATGAGAGCGTGAGCGATCTATATTCATTGGAAAAAAGAGATATGGTCCTATTCCTAAAAAGACTCAGAAAAAAATTCTCAAACAAAAAAATAAGATTCTTCCAGTGTGGAGAGTACGGCGAAAAATACGGCCGACCTCATCATCATATCATATTATTCAATCTGGATTTCCCAGATAAAAAAATAATCAAAGTAGAGAGCGGCTACAGATTATACGAGTCAAATATACTCACAGAATTGTGGGGCAATGGAAATTGCATAATAGGTGATTTGACAATGGAGTCGGCCGCGTACGTTGCAAGATATTGCATAAAAAAAGCTACAGGAAAAGACTCTCAAAATAAAAACATCCGCGTGGATCATCAGACTGGCGAAATATTTGAAATTGAGCCTGAATATATAACAATGTCACGCAAACCGGGAATAGCGAGAGAATGGTACAAACAATTCAAAGAAGACATATATAGTAAAGATTTCATAGCAGATAAACAAAAAAAATTCAAACCTCCAAAATATTACGACAAAATATATGAGCTGGAATATCCAGATAAATATAAAAAGTTAAAAGAAATAAGGTTGAAAAACCTAAAAAAGACGATAAATATACGTCCTTCAAGACTCTCAATGCGACAGCGTGTCGCAGAGAGTAAAATACAGGCTTTAACACGGAGATTAGAACAATGAGAGACAAAATGTACGCAATTCAAGACACAAAATTGGCAGTATTCTTTCCACCAACCTGCTACAACAACCAAGCGCATGCGTTCCGATCGCTGTCGGATGTATTTTCAAAAGACAATCTCTTCAGACGTCATTACCGGGATTTCATCGTGTACGAAATTGGCCAATTCTGTCACGAGACCGGGGTAGTAGAAACACAGGAAAAAAAGCAGGTATTCACCGGGGCCGACCTTATGGCGGCCGTAAATGAACGTGAGGAATCAGAGAAAGGAAATATCAATGCAGGTCAAAAAAACTGAAAATGGTAGATTACGCGTAGGAGTCGATTGTAGCGACTCAAAAGACCGTACCCAACAGACACACAGAAAACAATGTGACATCAACACAATAGTATCTAGGGCCTTCAAAACAGGCTTCCTGCCTATAACATCACAAAAGCCAATGTATGGCGACTTTACAGGCGCCAAAGATTTCACGGATTCACGAAACGCGATACAAGCTGCAGAGCGTGAATTCC